GGTGAATACTTCACGGCGGGGACAATCAGTATAAATGTCAGTCTAGGGCAACAGACAATTGAAATAGCTGAGGATCCTGATGCAACTACAACTACTACAACCACTACCACTACAACAACGGAACCACCACCATAATAAGGAGGTTTTTGAATGGGTATAAATTTTAACGACTACCCCTTGACTCATAATGTCCATTGGACAGATGAGGTAATAATTAACCAGGGGGGCACTACCAGGAAAACCACTGTTGAGGATCTGTTGGCGTTGCCTGGGCATACCAGTACAACGTCAACAACTACTAGTACAACGGAGTCCACCGTATCCACTACTACTAGTACAGCGTCCACTGAGTCTACCGTATCCACTACATCAAGTACACTGTCAACTCAGAGTACGGTATCTACCACTACGAGCACGGTGACCACGGATACTACTGAATCCACTACTACAAGTACGGATACAACGGAATCAACAGTATCCACTACTACCAGTACAGCCACTACGGACACTACTGAATCTACCACTACGAGTACAGTTACAACAGATACCACGGAATCTACCACTACGAGCACAGTGACCACGGACACTACCGAAACTACTACGACCACCACAGATACAACAGGCACCACTGAAACTACTACTACAACTACAGGCACCACAGGGTCTACTGAAACTACTACTACAACTACAGGCACCACGGAATCTACCACTACCACCACGACTACATTACCACCATGTGCCTATGATGATGATTTCACCGACGTGTCCCTATGGACTGAGGATTACACCAACAGTGGCGACGAGTCGATCACGTCAGTAGGTGGAGCCATGAGGCTGGATCTACCCGACAAAGACTCCGGTATCAGAGCAGTATATCAATATGCTATACCGTCCGGCGATTTTGATGTCAGACTCAGTATATCAGATTATGTCCCGGATGACAATAGCAATGCACCGGATCTCAATTTCAGAGTCCAGGACGGGTACGGGGCCAACCGGGCGATGATCAGGTACAAACTCAATGCCGACGGGTCTACCCATGAGATCGATAGTAACCTGAGAGATAACAATAACAATCAGTTTTCCTCCGTAGTCAACCCAAGTAGCAGGCCAACCCTACTAAGGATCAGACGGTCCGGTAATGTTATCTATGTGTACTATTTTGATTCCGGATGGACATTAATTGACAGTCGGGATTTTGGAACCGAGGCGGCCTATTTGGATGAGGTAGCTATTGAGTTAGTGGACAATGGCGACCGAGGCGGGTATGCCGATGTAGATGATCTGACATTCACAGAAAATTGTCCGACAGGATCCACACTAGTCTGGACTACGTCAACCACAACCACAACCACCACCACAACAACGGAACCGCCAGGAGCATAAAAGGTCATTCCCCAAGGGCCGGGGGAGGGGCGGACTCCCCTGGCTCACTCCATAAAAATCATGATATGTCACTTAAATAATATGATAAGTCACTTGACAGATCGTATTACGACTGTATACTTATAATCAATAACACAATAACACATCATAACAAGGGAGGGGAGCTTATGAAAATAGCCATACTCACTACGTTTACACAGTTTTACCCGGGGTATTCATTGACTGGTATTGTCAAAGACAAAGCGGAGATGCTCACGAAATACGGGCATGAGGTACATCTGTTTGTAAATGAACGATACAAAGGAGAGACGTTTCCCGGGGATGTGATCCTGGAGAAGAAGATACCATTTGCCCACCTCAAGAGTTACGGTAGTATTACAGAGGTAACCCCGGAGCATAAAATGGTCAGAAACAAAACCAAAGTCATGCTGGAATCAGAGTGTCAGGATTTTGACATCATAATGACTGAGGATTTCATTTTCCAGGGATGGAATCTACCATACGCACTTGGGATTATGGAAGCGGCACCCAATCTGGACAAACCCCGATGGTTACACTGGGTACACTCAATACCAACCGGCCGCCGTGATTGGTGGGACATACGATTTTACAACAAAAAGCACAAAATTGTATACCCGAACAAAACGGATCGCCAACGGGTAGCTGAGGAGTTCCGGGGGACTGCCGATGATATTGTTGTTATACCACATATTAAGGATATCAGATCCTGGATGGATTTTGAGGAGGACGCTAAAAAAATAATCGATTGGGCCCCGGGGTTGATGAACGCGGATATTGTAAAAGTCTACCCGTGTAGTGTGGATAGGCTACCCGCCAAGGGGATTTCGGACGTAATCAGTATTATGGCGCATATCAAACGGAGCATGAAATCTGTGTGTTTGTTCCTGGCGACTCAATGGGCAACCGGGCCCAAACAATGGAGCATACTGGAAGAGTACAAAAAGGAAGCCACTGAAAAGGGGCTAGTGGTCGGTGAAGATATCGTATTCAGTGCCGATTACAATCGCGGCCCGGGCGGACGTCCTCAGTTCGGGGTAGCAGTCCCCAAAAAAATATTACGGAACCTCATGCAATTATCAAACCTGTTTATATTTCCTACCACAGAGGAGACATTTGGTCTAGTGTACCCCGAGATCGTACTCTCGTCGGGGGCGCTCACCGTGCTGAACAAATCCCTAGGGATGATGGCGGAGGTGTCCGGTTTCAACGGGATCTCATTTGAATTCGGGTCGTACCATCATAAATTACAATACTCCCCGGGGAGACGAGAACCGTATATGGCGGCCATAGCTCAGACCATACTGGGTCATATGCTACGGAGCGAGTCAATCAGGTCTCGTACATTTATCAGGCAGTCATACAATTATGATCATTTATACAGCAAATATTATGGACCAATGTTTGGTGTATCAAAGTCTTGGATATAGGAGAAAATAACCATGGGGATCAAACTCAATTTAAGAAAATCATTACCGCCCACCAGGGCGCAGATAATGAACATGTTCGACCGTGGTATGACTGTTACCATCAACAGAATACCATTCCGTGTATATAAGGTCACCAACCAGGGGATGGAAATACGCCCCGTGTCACAGCGAACCCCCGTGAGGAAATCCAACGATGAATAAAAACCTCTATTATCTATATACAAGTGACCGGCCAGTGAAAAACTGGTACGGTCACTATGATCCAACCAAGAGAACCCGCAACAAATTCGCACTGAGAGCGGAATCGGATGGCATGATTACTATGTTCGATCGGCTAGCTAGATCCGGGGTAGTTGATAGTGTCCGGGTGTTTATTGACAGTCGCAGTGGCCTAGGGTCTAACAGGATATCGGCACACACGTTGATTAATGTTGTGCCCACGATGGATCTGTTATCTACTCTAATTTCTCCGGGGGACATTGTAGTGGTACGCGGCGGGTTCAAACCCTGGATACCGATCATACGGAGGATCCAACACGCCAGGAAAAACTGGATATTGTTTTACGCAGCTAATACCTCTAATACCAGATGGCCGTTCTGGGACATCATCCTGGATGACCTGATGACGGGACCATCACCTAAACACACAGCCAACAGGGTGTATTGGCCATTCAAAAAACCCGTCAATGAGAATATTTTCTACCCGAGATCGGACACGAAAAAAATATACGATGTGTGTATCGGAGCGAGCCACGTACACCGCAAAAAAGGGCAGTTCCGCGCAGTCCAGGCACTGGTTGAGTATGAAAAACTAACCGGGGTTAGATTAAAAGCGGTTCTCCCTGGCGGGTTCATCAGGGACAAAACCAACCAGGGGATACTGGATTTAAAGCGCAGTGGGGAAATTGACCTGGATCTCCCCGGGGCGGTTAGTCGTCGGAGACTCAATAATATATTCAACAAATCCCGGGTGTTTCTACATACGGGCGCCGGTGGGCAGAACGATCGGTCAATACTAGAGGCCATGCGGGCGGGGACTATGTGCGGGGTAGTTAATTTAAAACGGTCAGCACCATTTGTCAAGCGTGTTGCGTATAACATCGAGAGCTGGGAGCCGAAAAAAATCGCCGTGGCACTACAGGTTCTGCTGAGGTGCAATCTGAGTCATCTAGTCAGTAGGTTGTATCAGAGAAACAACGGACTGGAGGAGGAGTGTATTCCCAAAATGGAACTATTGTTAAAATCCATTGAGGGCAAACTCCCAGGAGGGGGCGTAATCCATGTATGATTTGGACCGGGCTTATTCAAAAAGATTTTTTGCACAACGACGGTCATTGAGCTGGCGGGTAGGAGTGTTTTGCGATACTGTTATCAGGGTATTGTCTCCCCGATCGGTCATTGATTACGGATGTGGTAACGGCGATCTAGTACGGGGGTTCAGAGACCGCGGTATACACGCCCTGGGCATTGAGGGCACAGAAAACAGTCGTCATGGCGGGGTAATCCGGGACATCCTGATACAGGATTTACGGCTACCTATTAGTATGGGGCTATCATGTGATCTGAGTATATGTCTGGAGGTGGCAGAGCATGTAGAACCTCAATACACTGGTACACTAGTGAAAACCATAACCACCGGGGCTAATAGATTGTTGTTCTCCGCGGCACGACCGGATCAGGGAGGTATCCACCATCATAATTGCAAACCACAGAGTTATTGGATGGCCGCACTAGCAACACACGGGCTGTTTGTCAACAGCATCAAAACGGATATGTTACGCGAGGGTATCAAGCAGTACAAGGACAAAAAGGGAATCAAGGCATACTACAAAAACATGTTGTATTTCGAGAGGAGCCAGGACTAATGATAAAAATAGACATCACTACGACAGCCACCGCGAGACCAGGGGTATTCAGGCGCACCATGGAGAGCTTCATCATGTTCATGTTCAATTTGGGTGTATCAGCAGACTACAGACTGATATTGAATATTGATCCCGCCGGGGGGAACCAAACCCAGGCAGAACGGGTTAAAAGCATAGCGCAGAGTTTGTTCCTGGATCCGGTTATCAATGTACCTGAAACAGCCAATTTCGCTCGAGCATTTAAATGGACATGGGATCACATCCGGGAAGATGCGGATTTTGTATTCCATTTAGAGGACGATTGGGAGTTACTGCACCGGGTAGATGTTTGCAAATTGATTGAAATATTGGAGTCCCATCGGGATCTGTTGTTACTGAGATTAAATGCGTTCCCGTCATCTGAGGTTCAAACAAAAAACTGGAATCTTATACTGCCGTGGAACGGTGAGTATTTTGAAGTTACCGATCGTAATAAAGGCACCGTGGGTTTCTGTGGTCACCCGAGTTTGATAAAAGCGGGTTTTGTTAGATTTGCACGTACATTCCTAGACGGTGTACACAACCCCGAGAAGCAGCTAAAGGGGTCTACAAGCCCATACCTGAGGTCCGTCTTCACTTCCAGCGAGTTGGGGGTGTATTCAACCCCTGGGGCGGGGCCATTAATCCGGGACCTAGGACGGTCTTGGAGGATCAAAAACAAAGTGACGAAGAAAGGCCCGGCGGCGTTCTTCACGGAATGGATCAGGGGGTAATGGATAATGTCATCAACAATAGAATTGGAAAACGGGCAACGGATACCTATTGAGATCCTCGATGATATGAGATTAACACTAATGCTCCGGGGACTACTGTCATTGTTAAGAGATAGCGATGATTTTAGTAAACGAGGGGAATACGAATATCATGCACATAATCTGGCGATCGAGATTCGACGCAGGGGGATACCAGTAACAGAGTCTGACTTCAAACTAACATTCCATTGAACCGGGGGTATACATGGGTAACACTAAACTGTCAATAATAATACCATTCTGCAATGAGTACCCGCAGGTGTTATTCACGCTACAGATGTTAATCAACGAACTACGCGGGCAGGATGCAGAGATATTAACGGTGAATAACTACTGCCATGAAGTTGGTCAACAGATAGACCGCGAGGAAATTTGCCCGGTATGTATGAATACGATTGAATACCCACGGGGGGAGGACCTGGGAGGGCAGACGATCGACTATTGGGAACGCGATAGATACCCAGCAGCAAGGAAACTAGAATATAAAGACAAACTCTCTCACTGGCAAGCTAAAAACCATGGGGTGTCAGAGAGCACCGGGGGTATACTGTTATTCCTGGACGCGCATGTTGTACCTACCCCAGGGGCGATCAAGAGCATGTATAATTATTTTGTAAACAATGACATGGGGGGTACTGGGCATACGCTGCATTTACCATTAACTCAAATGGGCGGCAACCTTCCTATGACATACAAATTGGAAACTGACCCGGGCCGGGGATACTACCATTACCAGTTTACTAGGTTCAATGATAAAAACCGGCGTGTTGTGGAGGTCCCGGTAATGAGCACATGCGGGATGATGATCTCTAAACAGGCATTACAAGAGGAGTTAGGTGGTTGGCCCACGGAATTGGGGATATACGGCGGCGGTGAGAACTTTGTTAATTTCACCATGTCGGTTCTCGGGCATAAAAAATATATGTTCAACACAGGGGCGTTATACCATCTGGCTGCACCCCGGGGGTATAGATTTAACTACGACGATTTTATTCGTAATCGCGGGATAGCGGTGTACATGTTTGCCGGGGCTAAAAAGACAGGGGATTATATCCGGAATTGTCAGGGCAATACTGATGTCTTGGAGAAAATACTATCGAGTATAGTAGATACCAAGTCCAACAAATTCCACCGGGATCATATCAAGAGCCGGGCGATAATGGACATTGACGAATGGTTAGAAAAACAGAAAACACATGGATTATGGAACGGGGAAATCTCAAATAGAAGGTGGGTCAGCTAATGAAACTGTCAGTTATCATACCGTATTGCAATGAGTACCCGCAGGTGTTGTTCACTGTGCAGAATATTGCAAATGAGCTGCACTCCCAGGACAAATTTGACTGGGAGATAGTAACCATTGACAACTATTGTGACCAGGTTGCAGAGCAGCCTATACGGAAGGTGAATTGTGACCAGTGTGGCCATGAGTACTGTATCACCAGGACTGAGGACAAAGGGGGCCGGAAATTGGGATCGTATAGCAGGATCCACCCATGGTTAATTGCCACTGAGTATAGGGAAAAGCTGTCTCATTGGCAAGCCAAAAACCATGGGGTTAATAGTAGCACCGGCGACCTACTACTGTTTGTTGACGCACACTGTTCTATATACCCCGGGATTATTCAAAAAATGGTAGAGATATATGAAGAATATGAACAAGCTATCAACGGCAGTCTACACCTGCCCATACAATACATGTTGGACAGGTTCTATGGCGGCAGATTGATCTATAAACCTGTATGCAACATCGACAAGGGTATGTATCACTACAGTTTCACACGATACCGACCGGCATTAATCCCGTACACGGTCCCTGCAATGAGCACATGTGGAATGATGATATCGAGAGACGTGTATGACAGGTTAGGTGGTTGGCCCACGGAATTGGGGATCTACGGCGGCGGTGAGAATTTCGTCAACTATACTATGGCAGTCCTGGGTATGAACAAATATATACTACCCGGAATGGCGTTAATACATTACGCGGATAAACGCGGGTACAGTTTCAACGCCAGTGACTATGTTCGTAACAGACTGATAGCTACATATATGTTCGGAGGGGAGAAACTTCTAGAGAGATACAAACCACACTGTAAGGGACGACCAGCGGTTAAAGACAAAATGTGTGCGGACATCCTGGAAAAATGCCGGGAACATCGTAAACTCATTGAGTCCCAGCAGGTAATTGACGTGGCTGACTGGTTCACATCATACAAACAACAGGAGTTACCCCTAGATGATTAGTGAGGAAACATTCAAGGATATCAAGGACATAAAGGACAAAGTAAACATAATTTTTGATATCGCACAGGAAAACCAATGTGATATCAAAGAGTTACAGGCCACGGTTAAAGCAAAAAAATTCTGGGATCGTACCGTTAATCTAATTGGCGGCACGATCGGCGGGGCCGCGGCATTTATTTCTTTTCATCTATTTGGGATAGGGAAGTGAATATTATGGAAGAGGAACCAAGGATCATTCCAGCGTCAGACGACAAGGGGCATTCTGCTACATTCCCGGTTAGGATCCCACCGGACTGGGTACGTCAGATTGACATTGCAGTAGTAAACCCGGAAATCTGTTACAAAAACCGGGGGGATTTTATACGGGATGCCCTCATACGGCACTTTGAATTTATATCGTATTACCAGGGGGGCAATCTCAGTATATTGGCTAACATCCAAGCCATGACGGATCTAATCGAGGAGGACAGAATACAGCAGAATTTTGAAATGGTTATAGCCAACCTGGAAAACCGGGTAGATTTCTACAAAGAAAAGGGTGCAGTCAGGGAAGCGGCCCGGGTGATACTAAAAACACTCCGGTACGCTAATAATTTCCCAGATGGCTACTGGAAGGAAGAATTCAACAAGCGGATTATAGAACGGTACCAGGGGTTACTGGGGAATATTCAGAAAGCAAATTTAATTCCAGACGGGGAGTAAATACCAATGAAATTCAGAGAGGGGATATTACCACCACCGGCGGCAATTGGTCTACCGTCCAAATTCACCGAATGGAGGAACGGCCAGGAGGAGGCCATATTACATCTACAGGATTCTGATTCTCGTATCGTAGTACAAGTCCAGCCCACAGGATCGGGAAAAAGTGTCTGCTACATGGCGGATGCTGTGTTCTCTGGTCGGACAGTAATTCTAACCGGGACCAAAGGACTCCAGCGTCAATTAGAGTCGGATTTCCCGGATGTGGCAACCGTAATGGGCAAGAACGAATATCGGTGTAAGCTACTCGGGGGGCGGGTCTCATGCGACTTTGGTCCTTGTAGCTATGGTAAATATTGCCCTTTGAGAAAAAAATCAATATGTGAGTATTACGCAGCCATCGATATAGCACGTCAATCCCCAGTAGTAGTGACTAATTACGCATTCTGGATAAAAAATAAACCGGGTGTTCTCGGGAATATCGATCTATTGGTATGTGACGAGGCGCACGATACGGTTACGCAATTGTGTGACTCACTGACAGTAGAGATATACGAGAGTACATTTAAAAAGGCCCGGGGGGAGTGCGGGGGGCTGTCGTGGCCACTTGGGGATGATGGTCTATGGCTATGGGCCATGGACTCCCTGGGAGTAATAAATGATTATATCGAGACACAGCGGGCACTCCGGGGATTAGATACCTGTCTACGAGATAAAAAATTCAAAGCAGTCTACAGATTAAAACAAAACCTGGAACAATTGGAAACAGCGGACGAGGACCTGTGGATTAGCGAGCATCACGGGCGAGCGGTGTCATTCATCCCGTTATGGCCCGCGGAATTTGCAGACGAATATTTATTCCGTGACGTACCCAAGATTCTGATGACGTCCGCCACCGTAACCAAAAAATCATTAAATCTCCTTGGGGTAAATGACAGCAACATGGATTATGTCGAGTACCCCAGTCAGTTCCCAGTCGAAAACCGGCCGGTGATCTGGATTCAGTTTGTATCAGCCTGCCGGATGGATTATAGAGCTAGTCAATACGTTATCAATCTGTGGTTGACCAGGATAGATCAGATCATCCGGGGCAGGCTAGATAGAAAGGGCATCATCCACACTGTGTCATACAAACGGTGTAATACAATTTTAAGCTCTAGTGAGTATTCAGAGCACATGATAACTCACGAGTCAGGTAAACGAGACGAGGCCATTGAGGCATTCAAACGTGCCGATCCACCGGCCATTCTGGTTAGTCCATCGGTAGTGACCGGGTATGATTTCCCAGATGATGAGTGCCGGTACCAGATCATAGGCAAATTACCATTTCCGGATCAGCGGCGGAAGGTGGACAAGGAGCGGAAAAAAATAGACCCCGAGTTTGGTATGAATCAAGCCGTACAAAATCTGGTTCAGGCAGTAGGCCGGGGGACTAGAAACAAATCTGACTATTGTGAGACATTCATAGTAGATGATCATATATCATGGTTCATCAAAAAATTTGAACACCTAGCTACACGGAGTTTCCTGGAATCGTACCGACGGGTGACTACGATTCCGGCACCGATCGAGGGGAGGTGATGGTACATACAAACAGTCTACGTACACCCGGACACAACCACAACCACAACCACATTAACAGGGGGAATACATGGGACAGGGAGTAAGCCTAAAACCTAGTGATCTTATTGAGTCGCAAGGATTGATCGACGATGAGGATGTTACAATAACCAAGGCTAAATTCACGATGTTCGATTACGGCGGAAAATCCGTAGCGGTACCGGCAGCAGGGTTTACGCTGGACCGGGGTGACGGTGATACAGTAGAGCAGTATTATTCTGCCGGAAAATCCGCGGACTGGTTACCGTCGGAGGACGGCAAAACACTAACCCCTGTGGGCAAAGCCAAGGGTTTGAGCAATAGCAGTAACTGGGCAGTGTTTATAACAGCCATGGTCAATGCCGGTTTTCCGGAGAATAAACTCAGTGATGATATATCAGTGTTCGAGGGTATGGAATGTCACGTAGTCCGAGTACCGGCACCGGAGCGGAAGGGGCTTAATCAGGAAAAAAAGGATCAGACTGTCTTAATCGTGAACAAGATCCACAAGTTGCCCTGGGAAAAGGGCAAGCCAAAGGGTAAGGGTAAAGGCAAGAGTACGGGTACCAATGGTAAGACCAATGGTAAACCCACACCCCCGGGGGGTAGTAACAGTGACAGTGACAGTGACAGCCTCCAAGACAAGGCGACAGAATTCATTATGACCGCTCTGGCAGAAAGCCCGAACGGCATCAAGAAGGCGTCCTTGAGTCAATTAGTATTCAAAAAACTCAAGGATGACCCGGACCGTAACAAACTCGTACAATTGGTATTTGATGACGGATACCTGAACAGTCAACCATTCTGGACTGTTGAAAACGGTGTCATCAAGGCGGCCGAGTAATGATTATCACTGAGATTCCAGCGGAATTTCCATTTACAACCAGTGAGGGGCGGTCTACGGGCCGCCTCCATCTCAGTGATATCTATGGGGATCTGGAACGGGAATTGTTCCCGCCCAAAAACACGGGCAATAGGTATTTCGCAGAGATTGGTTTTCTATTCGAGGAGGCACTGTCCCGAGCGTTCCGAGAGCGACTAGGCAAGCGTATCGGTGAGGTTGAGCTGGACGGTATTGTATGTTCTCCAGATGGTTTTGATTTTGAAAACTGGATCCTGGAGGAATATAAATGTACATGGCGATCGAGCAAAATGTTGCCCGATCAAATGTGGCGGTGGATGGTCCAAATCAAGGGGTATTGCAAAGTGACCGAGACCACCAGGGTATTAATGCGGGTATTGTATCTAAACGGTAACTACCGAGGATCGGGCCCCGAGTACAAACATTTCAATTTAGATTTCACACAGGATGAAATAGACGTAAATTGGTCTATGTTAGTGTCCCATGCTAAACGCAAAGGTTGGCTATAACCGGGAGGGGAATGGATTATGATTGACGTTAGGATGGATTTAAATGATTTAGTGTCATTAGTAAATAACAGTAATAACGATGGTGACAGAGTCAACAATCTCATAGTGTTATCAAAAGACACAACGGACGGAAGTAACAGAGTAGTACACTCTCATAGGCTATTGATATACCCCAGTGATGCGAACAAATCAAAGCGGGCTGATTCTGTGCCATTTGTTTTTAATTACCATTTGGGGGGTAATAGCCAGGGCAGTTATTCCTATAGACGAGACTGCCTCAATAATGGCGCGTTATACCTGGTCGGGGATTCATTGTATATTTGCCGGGCGGGCAGAGACCATGTGTACCTGATTAAAATACCAGTGGGGTTAGTATAATATGACAACAACAGTAGCAGGATTTACAAAGGCGAAATCCGGTGACATAAAACATCGGATAATTATGAGCGTCTCGGCACTGGAGAAACAAGGCAAAACCCATTTCGCACTAACGGCACCGGGGCCTATTGTGTTTTTAGATTTTGATATCGGATGCGAGGGGGTTATACATAAATTCCTATCACAGAAAGAGATATTGCTACCGTCCGAGGGCCAGAAAAAGGACAGCGCCACATTCCAAGTACCCATAATAGCGGGGCAACCGATTGATATCAATAAATGTACGGTCCTTTGGGAACGGTTTAAGAAACTCTACTGTGGTGCGTTACAATCAGACGGGGCCAGGACAGTAATAGTAGACACAGCTACAGACGCCTGGGAGCTGTTGAGACTAGCTAAATTTGGCAAACTAACTCAGGTTATGCCGCACCAATACGGCAGTGTCAACGCTGAGTACCGAGAGTTAATCAGAATGGCGTACGGATTCAACAAGAACGTCATACTATTGCACAAAATGAAACCGCAGTATCTCAATGACAAACGTACCGGTAAATACGAACGGTCAGGATTCAATGACACGGGTTTCCTTGTCCAGATGAACACAGAACTATTTCATGACGAGGACGGGTTTAACATTCGGATAATTGATTGCCGACAGAACATGGACATAGCAGACGAGGTATTCACGGGCAACGACTTGTGTAATTTCCCATTTGTGGCGTCTATGGCGATTGACGGAACTTCCCCAGATGATTGGACATAATCCATGATATCAATTGATGAGCGGATAGGGTCCCGGGATCTCATTAAACACATGCCCAAAAACATGGGGGCTTTGAGCAGGATGGAGTTTGGCGACGCGGCGTTCATTGGTCGTGGCCCTGATGAGTCCCCAGTCCTAGTGGGTATAGAGCGGAAGCGTATTCACGACCTGTTAGACTCCCTATCCACGGGGAGACTATCCGGCCATCAGCTCCCGGGGATGATAAACAGTTACAATATAGTGTATTTAGTAATAGAGGGGATATGGAGAGCGGACCCGAGATCCGGTATATTACAGAAGTATTCCGGGGGATGGAAACCATTACACCTGGGTAACAGAAAATTCATGGCCAGGGAGGTATACAATTTTCTCAATTCCCTGGCGGTACTCAAAGGGGTGATACATTATTGTACGGGTAACCCCCGGGAAACAGCTATATTAATAATGTCACTATATCATTGGTGGCTAGATAAATCGTTCTCAGCACACAGGAGCCATGAACGACCGCATAGTCCCTTTGTGTCATTATCAGTCAGGCCACGGTCGGTAGTAGAACGTATGGCGCAGGAAATTCCCGGTGTTGGGGCAGAGCGGGCGAGGTTAGTAGCGAAAAAATTTTCAACACCGATGGAAATGATCATAGCTACCCCCGGGGACTGGTTGACTATCCCGGGGATAGGTAAAAAACTGTCCGTGGATATACCACGGGCACTACAAGAGGGGGGAGACCATACTAATGAGTGAGAAAAAACTGATATTTACAATCACTACAGGGAGATCAGGTACAGGGCTACTATCACAGTTACTGGACACCCTACCCCAGGATCAGGTATTTGTTGGGCACGAGGTGAAACCATTGTTTGATGATTACCTCGGCCGGATCAGGAATGGTGGTTTAACATTCGGTGATTTTTGGTCTAATATAAAATTACCGGCTATCTATGAAAAACCACAGCCGGTATACATTGAGACCGCGCATACAATATCCAAAGGGTTTATCGATTCATTATTGGAGTTCGATCAGGATGTAAAATTCATCTGGTTACAACGGTCATTACGTGAGACAGCGTCCAGTATGTACCGCCTCGGGGATATACCGGGGGTAACCCGCACAGGTGTACGTTATTATTTGCTACCGGATGAACATAGATCTATTCCCGTGCCAAGTACCGCCACTGATTACCAGCGCTGTTATTTGTACTGTAAGGAAATCTGGGAACGTGGCCGGTACTACAGAGAGAAATTAGGCGATGACATGGTGTTTCCCATCTCACTGGGTCAGATTAGGATGCCGGGGTATTTTCAAGAGCTTCTATCCTGGGCGGGACTACCAAACCCTGAGTCCATGGCGGAGTTTACCCGCCGTACCAACATCAAGGTAAACCAGAAGCTGGGGCGGAAAATACGCCCGTTAGCCATGAATTTAGACGAGCAGGAACGGGGGTGTACGTACTTATGACAGTATACGAGATAAAATTCAAAGAGCCTAAACCAGGTTCCACACAGTTGCGTATACGTAAGAAAATCAAGGGGTTAATACAGGGCCATGATAACTGGTCATTGTACACCAATGCATCAAGCGAAACCAATATACGAGTACCCGAGCGGATCCTGGTTGATGTCAGAAATGCCCTAGATGAATATGATATTGACTATACGGTAACAGGCCACTGGAAATACACACCGACGACACGGGAGGAGTCATAATGTATTGGATTAAAAACCACAGGCAGAGAATGGAGCTGGTCCCTCGAGGGGAATGGTTGTGTAGCAACTGGTTTTTGATAAAAACCCATCGAGTAGGTAAGACATTGTATTACAAAAAGTCGATTCCAAACCCTGTCCCAGATGGTTTCACCGCGGATAAATTCCAAAACGCTGAGGACATTTTCCCGGTACTGGACAAAGTCATAGTCAATGACGGGCCCCAGATACCTGATACGGTGGTATGGAACCTGACCTCCATGGACGGGGACGGCAATCCACGCATGTATAAAGCCGACGCTACTCTGATAGGTTGGGTACTATACCACCTAGGGTACAAAAACGGCGGGGATGAACTGGACTGGATGATATCGAACAGTCTAATGGCACTGTATCTATACGAAGACGGGGAATTACTGGCGGTAATCATGTTACTGAGGGTGTTTAACGATGAACTCGAGTGATACTATAACCATATCTGATCTGATAGTTGACGATACCAGGGACCGCCCCCATATAACCGTGTCCGACGGGGTTAACTCTATCGAGATCCTGAAATCAGATTTACTTTACTGGGATTCAGACACAATTGAGCTACCATGGGAGTTAGCTCAGGAGTTGGGGTTATGCTAGATACCTGTAAACACTGTGGACTATACACAACCGGGATGCCGGATAGAGTACCACCGGATCTGGGCCAACCGGGATTACTACTAGTTGGTGAAGCCCCAGGTAGCGAGGAGGTCACCCAGGGCAGGCCGTTTTCCGGTATGTCAGGCCGGGATCTCGATCATTACCTGTATTTGGCGGGGGTCCCTCGGGCCCGGTGGAGCATTACTAATGTGGTTAAATGCCGCCCACCAAAAAATAGAGATCCATATCCCGATGAAATCCTAAGTTGCCGGCGGTATCTCCAGGAAGACATTGAAAAATGCTCACCGAGGGTAATTGGCACATTGGGGAGGTTCGCGGCTAGAGTGATTCTGGGAGATAACATAGACATGGAGTCT